ATTTTTTTTGAAGAACTTGTGTCTAAATTAGACACATGAAAGGAGACAACATGAACGACATTTTAGTTTTCCACTACAAGTCCAGCGAAGTTCGCACCGTAGAGCTGAACGGCGAACCGTGGTTCGTCCTCAAAGACGTGTGCGCGGTGCTGGGGATCTCCAACCACAAAATGACGGCGCAGCGGCTTGATGCGGATGAGGTAAGCCTGACTGACCTCACCGACAGCATGGGCCGCCAGCAGGAGACTACCGTTATCAACGAGTCTGGCCTGTACAACGTCATCCTGCGCAGCGACAAGCCGGAGGCAAAACCATTCCGCAAGTGGGTAACTAGCGAGGTGTTGCCATCCATCCGCAAGACGGGCAGCTACACGATGCCCAAACTCAGCAAGGAGATGCAGGCGCTCTTCCTTCTGGATGACCGCACCCAAAAGCAAGAGGCCCGCATCACCGCGCTGGAAAACACCATGACGGTGGATTACAGCCAGCAGCAGACCTTGAAAAAGGCCGTTGGCCGGGTAGTGGTGGAAGCCCTGGGCGGTAAGTCGGCCCCGGCCTACAACGACCCCCATGTGCGCGGCAAGTTGTTCAGCGAGTGCAACCGCGACGTTCAGGACTGGTTCCGGGTCAACAGCGTGTGCAACGTACCCCGCAAGGATTTCACCCAGGCTGTGGAGTACATCCAGCGCTGGAAGCCCAGCACCAACTCCGTGATGCTCATTCAGCAGACCAACGCCCAGACCAGCTTATATGAGTAAGGAGGCAAACCAATGCTTTATAAACTGAGCGCTTCTGATGTGAACGATCTACAGATGGCCTGTGTCATGATGCGGATCCGAGCAATAGAATTTGCCGAAGCGGCGGAGCGCATCTTGCATGAGCCGGATACCCCAGAGGGCATGCAAAATATGGCTAAAATAGATATCCAATTTAATCTTGCTCTGGCCGCGAAGTATAAGGCCGCTTACAATGCGCTTGCCGATGATCGTGAGATTACCACGCTGGCGCAGGTCAAGGAGGCGCTGGAGGATTGAGAGTAAGGAGGCACCGCAATGACGCGACCAACTTTAACCATCACTGAGTGCTGTGAGGTGCTTCGCGCGAACAACATTTCAGTGGACAACAAGGGGCTGGCGGCCGCCATTGAAGCTGGCCGTCTCCCGTGGGCGATAGCCATGAACGCGCCCGGCGCAAAGCTCCAGCCGAAAATTTTTAAGCATCGGCTGGCCCTGTGGCTGAAAGATATGACCGGTCAGACACCCGTTGCAATCGAACCTGAATGGCTTTAAGCAGAAGCAATGTGCTGAGGCAAAGCACGGCAAGGCGAGGCAACGGCGAAGCCATGCCATGCAATGATATGCTGCGGATATGCAATCCACCGAGAAGCTGTGGCTGAGCAAAGAAGAGCAATGGATACGCGAGGCGATGATACGCAATGGAATAGCTGAGCACTGCACTGCTATGGCAAAGCTTGGCTTCGCAAAGGCGAAGCGTGGACGGGACGGGCAGCGGAACGGCAAAGAAAAGATGTGACGTGCAAAGGCGATGAGTGGCCGGGAAAAGCAGCGGATAGGCAATGAGAGGAAATGCCACGGCGCCGAGAAGCTTTGCAATGCGCCGGAAAAGCTCTGATTCGCAATGAAAAGGCGAATCCACGATTTGTTGAGCAACGGAGCCGCAAAGAAAACGAAACAAACACAATAAAAACGGAGGATTTAACGATGAAAGTACGGATTACTCTGCTGGAAGAGGCGCTGGGGAGCAGCCCCAGCAACGAGGATTTGCTGGGGACTTACATTGCCAGCAAGGCACCCACAGAGGAGCTTGAGGCGCAGGAGATCGAAACGATTAAGGCGCAGAACGCGGAAGAACGGCTCACCGTGTTTCCGAAGCTGCCGGACGGAACCCCGTTCGTCTACGACTATCAGATCAAGGGGATGTTTAAGGACAGCTGCAAGATGCTGGCGAAGGCCGGTAAGGCCGGGTACCCCGGCGGCAAGGCTTGCGCGGCAATCAAGGCGTATAAACAGGTCATTGATGGGCTGATTTTTGTTAAGCCGCGCTGCATCCCTTACAACCTGCACGGGCTCAAGATGGATCACTGCGAGCGCATTCTGCGGGCAAACACCCCCATGGGAGAGCGAACCAGCATCGCAAAGAGCGAGAGTGTGCCGGAGGGCAGCACCATCGAGTTCAGCGTCGTGTGCTTTGACCCGAAGCTGGAGGACATGGTGCGCGAGTGCCTGGACTACGGCAAGTTTCGCGGCCTTGGCCAGTGGCGCAACAGCGGCAAGGGCCGCTTTGTGTGGGACTTGCTAGATGAAAACGGCCGAGTTATCGGCGGAAATAACGAGTTTGAAGAGTAAGGAGGCAACCCATGCTGTATGAATTGAGTAGTTGCGAGGTGATAGCCTTGCAGGCCGCCTGTGATGTGGCCAAGGTCCGGATGGCGGAAAGCGCCGAATCCTCCGAGTGCTGCGCAAACAACCAGCACTTGCCGAAGGCTGAGCGCGCCAGCGCGGCCCGGGTGGCCAAGTGGTACCAGGCGCGGGTGGCCACCTTTGAGACCGCCCGCAAGGCACTCGACTGGGACCGGGAGATCACCACCCTGGCGCAGGCCAAGGAGGCGCTGGCACGATGAGGGTTTTGCTGAGCCTGCTGCCCTGGCTGGGGCTGGCAGCGCTGATCTGGTACATGGCCGCTTGTGTGGCGGCCGACAAAAAGCCCAAAGCAGCCCCGACGGCGGCGCTGATTCTGGCCACCTGGCTGCTGGCAATGTGGGTGAACTGAAGGAGGGCAAGGCAATGACCGAATATTACATCGCAATCAAAAAGGCCGCCCCGGCTGGAACCCAGAGCGACCTGAACAGCACCAAACCCACGCGGCGTGGCACTGCCACTATCTTACCCCACCGCCTGCCCCGCGTCAACTGGGGCGGTATCTTCGGCGGCATCTTCGGCGCCCTGGCCGCTGCGGCCGTCTGGGTGCCGGTGGCCTATCTGACCCGCGGCTATTGGGCTGTGGGCGGAGAAATCTTTTTGATCGGCCTGGCCGCCGGGCTGGGTGCATGGCTGGGAGGCGACGAACCGTGAAGTGTGACATGGATTGTGCGCACTGCAAGCGGCCCGCGAGGAAGTGCTACGGTGGGAACTTCCGCACACCATATACTGACCGAGAATGTATACCAACTCGCAAGCCCCACGAGGGGCCGACACCCGAATTTCTTCCCGCGCTGAATCGGTGCGGGAAAAGAGTAAAGGAGAAATAAAATGGACGAATTTAAGAAATCAATTTACGAAGTTGTGGACGCTTTCGATAAGAGCGGCAATCAGCCCGAGCACAAGCGGCTTGCCGACATCGAGTACATCGGCAAGCTGTACTACACGTCGTGCGGCGATCTGAATCTCGGCGACCGCTACCTGACCAACATTCTGAAACAGCTCCTGGCGGGCAAAGCTCCCTTCGATGCCTTTGCGGGCCGTGTCCGCTTGATCGTGGAGGAAATCTCTATGAGCCTCGGAATCCCCGAAGACCCTGAAAAGGAGGACGAAGCGAAATGAACCTTTATGAGATTGACGCGGCCATTACGGCTTGTATCGACCCGGAGACGGGCGAGGTGCTCGACGAAGAGGCGCTGAATGCGCTCCATATGGAGCGAGAGAAAAAAATTGAGAATGTGGCCTGCTGGGTCAAAAACCTCAATGCTGAAGCGGAAGCCTGCAAGGCGGAAAAGAAGGCTTTTGCAGACCGCGCCCAGGCTGCCGAGCGGAAGATGAAAAAGCTTGAAAAATGGCTTTTTGATGCGCTCGAAGGGAAGCCGTTTAGCAGCGGCAAGTGCGCCGTTAGATGCTCCCGCCGCTCGGCCGTGACTATCTTTGACGAGGGGGCGATCCCGACGGAGTATGTGGCCGTAAAAGTGACAGAAATCCCTGACAAGGTAGCAATCAGAGCTGCCATTAAGTCCGGCATTGAGGTGCCGGGGGCCGCCCTGGTGGACAGCCTGAGCGTGCAAATCAAGTGAGGTGGGAACATGGAAAATCTTGAAATTTACAACAAGCTGCGGGAATGCCCAGAGGGGGCAATTAAGCCCATCAGCGCGGGCCGATTGAAGGGCATGAGCGACATCAACCCCATGTGGAGAATCAAGGCCCTCACGGAAGCCTTTGGCCCGTGCGGCATCGGCTGGTGGTACACCATCGACAAGCAATGGCTGGAACACGGAAACGGCCCCGAGGTGGCAGCTTTCTGCAACATCACCCTGTTTTATAAGGTGGCCGGAGAAGAGAGCCACGGCATCCCCGGAACGGGCGGCAGCGGCTTCGTGAAAGTTGAGAAAAACGGACCCTACACATCTGACGAGTGCTTCAAAATGGCACTCACTGATGCAATCAGCGTGGCCGCAAAAGCACTTGGAGCTGCCGCAAACATCTACTGGCAGCAGGACCGCACGAAGTACGAGCAGCCCACTGTACCGGTCCCTGAGAAGTCCATCTTGTGTGAGGGCTGCAAGCAGCCCATCAAGCCCGTGAAGAAGCGTGACGGCACGATTATGACGGCTGCACAGGTGGCCGATTGGACGAAGCACAAGCGCGGCAAATTCCTGTGCATCGACTGCGAACGGGCCGCACAGAAGGCGGAGGACAAGGCATGAAGCTGTGCATCAAGGCCAGCCAATTCCCAGACCACATCGGAAACCTGCTGCACGTATGCCAGGGCTTTGAGCCTGACCAGCTGCTGGACATCCAGATCGACAAGCACCGCCAGCGGCGAAGCCTTGATGCGAATGCCTACTGCTGGGTGCTGCTGGACAAGCTGGCGGCCGCTCTGCACAAGCCCAAAACCGAAATCTACCGGGAACTCATCCGGGAGGTTGGGGGCAACAGCGAGACGGTGTGCTGCGTGGAGAAGGCCGTGGACAAGCTGGTGCAGCTTTGGGGCAAGAATGGCCTTGGCTGGGCCGCCGATGTGGTAGACAGCAAACTCGAAGGATGCAAGAACGTGGTGCTTTATCAAGGCTCAAGCACCTACGACACCCGCCAGATGTCCCGCTTGATCGACCTGGTGGTCCAGGAGTGCCGGGCACAGGGCATTGAAACGGCCACCCCGGCGGAACTGGACAGATTGAAGGAGGCGTGGCATTGACAAACGAGTACGGCGCAAGGCTTGACCGGAACGGGTACGCCCCTAGCATTGTGCAGGAATACATGGATGAATGTTTCATTTGCAGGGCTAATGGATACCGTGACAAGCTAGACCGACACGAGATTTTTTACGGCCCGTATAGAGACAAATCAAAACGGCTGGGGCTGTGGGTGAACCTTTGCCACCACGCCCACCACATTGACGGGGTTTCCGCAGTGCACAACAACGCGACCGCCGACCACGCGCTTAAATGGTTCGCGCAGCAGTGCGCGATGGAGCAGTATGGATGGAGCGAGGACGAATTCCGCTCCGAATTTGGCAAAAGTTACCGGGAGGATTAAAAACATGAATCAAATCATCATTATGGGCCGCCTGACCGCCGACGTGGAGATGCGCCAGACGCAGGCCGGAGACGCAGTAGGTTCTTTCTCCGTGGCTGTGGACGGCCCGAAGAGCCGAAACGGCGAGAAGCACACTGACTTCTTCCGGGTGACGGCGTGGCGCAAGACGGCCGAGTTCATCTCCGGCTGGTTTCACAAGGGAGATATGATCGCGCTCTGCGGCTCCATGCACTGCCGCGAGTACACCGACAACAGCGGCAATCGCCGCACGGCGTGGGAAATGACCGCTGACAGGGCTTTCTTCTGCGGCGGGAAGAATGACGGGGGCACCCAGAAACAGGGCACAGCGGGCGAATTTGCCCGGCCAGCGGCGACGGATGACTTTGCGGTCATCGACGACAACGAAGATTTGCCCTTTTAATCGGAGGCAGCGCCTTGAAAGATAACAATTACATCGTGATTCAGGGGTGGATGCGCTCCCGCCTGAATCTTACCGGCAACGCCCTGCTTGTGTACGCCTGTGTTTTCGGATTCTCGCAAGCTGGTGAGTGGTTTACTGGCACGGCAGCTTATCTGGCTGACTGGTGCGGATGCAGCAAGCGGGCAATCTTCCAGCAGCTTTCCACCCTGACAGAGCGCGGGCTGCTGGAAAAGCGGACAAGAGATGTCGGCGGTGTGACCTTCTGCGACTACCGCGCAGTCGAGCCTGGACAAGAGCCGGAACCCGAAAAAACACCTGAAAAAGATAATGCGCCAGCTTCACCCCCCATGCAGAATTTTCATGGGGGTGATGAAAAATCTTCACCCCATAATATAAAGATAAATAATACTCGAGTATCTAAAGATACTCTCGTATGCGCAAACAGCGGGGGGTTTGAGGCGTTTTGGACTGCCTACCCCAAAAAGAAGAGCAAGGGGCAAGCATTATCAGCGTGGAAGAAACTTAAACCTGATAGCTCTTTACAGGTTGTGATCCTGAAAGCAATCGAAGCCCAGAAACGTAGCCCTGATTGGCAAAAAGATAAAGGACAGTACATTCCCTACCCCGCAACTTGGCTGAATGCAATGGCATGGGAGGATGAAATGCCCGCTGAACAGAAACGAAGGGAGGTGCAATATTTGCCATGAATGAAGCAGAAAAGGCCGTCATTGGCTGCCTGCTTGTAAACCAGCAGGCACAGCCGTACATTCTGGACGCCATCACCGGCGAGGATTTCAGCGACCCGGAATTGGGTGAGGTGTACGACAAGCTGGCCAGCCTGTGGGCACGGCACCGGAAGCTGGACACGGTGAGCGCGGCCTCTGTGATGGGCAATGAGCTGCTTGCAGAGTGCGCGGAAGCCCCCATTGCGTACAGCAACTACCCGGCTTATATCGCCGCCGTGAAAGATCATACGCTGGTGCAGCGGGCGCAGGCGGTGGGCCTGAAGCTGGCAAGCAGCGGATGCTCCAAAGATGATGTGGAGGGCGCGGCGCAGGAGCTGGCGCATATGCTGGCAGGCAAGCAGAGCACCGGGCGTTTCAACGCCATGGATTGTGCCACGTGGTTCATGCGGGCCATGGCTGGCGGGCGGCCGCCCTACTTCGCCACCGGGTTTGGGCGGCTTGACCGTTACACCGGATGGGGGCCGGGTGACTTCGTGGTAATCGGCGGACGGCCCAGCAGCGGCAAGACGGCATTCACATTGCAGGTGGCCCGGCAGATCGCGCAGAACGGCAAGCGCGTTGGGTATTACAGCTATGAGACGAGCAAAGAACGTCTCAGCATGAGGATTTGCACCAACATCATGCGGCTGCAATACGACAGTGTGCGCCGTTATGCGGTGCAGATGGACAACGCAAACGAGATTCAGCTGCGGGCACTCGACCACTTTGCCACTTGCCCGCTTGAAATCGTGGAAGCCAACGGGCGCGGTGTACAGTGGCTGAAAATGGACGCTCAAGCGCAGAAGTTTGATGTGGTTTTCATCGACTATTTGGGACTTATCCCTTCCCGTGGGAAGGACAGCTACGAGCGGGCCACAATGGTGTCGAAGGATTTGCACGACTTTGCCCAGCAAACCAAAATCTGCGTTGTGGCGTTGTGCCAGCTGAACCGTGCCGGGGCCGGAGACTTACCCACGATGGAAAACTTGCGCGACAGCGGCCAGATTGAGCAGGATGCGGACAACATCATTCTGCTGCACAACGACAAGGAGACGGGCAAATACACCGTTCGCATTGCAAAAAACAAAGACGGTATTACAGGCGATTTGCCGTTCAATTTTGTCGGAAGCCAGCAGCGGTTTGAGGAGGTGGCGATGAATGATTACAGTTGATCTCCCCTTTCGCCTGCCTGGGGCAAATGAGTACACAAACGCTTGCCGCCAGAACCGCTTCGCGGGCGGCAAAGTCAAGGCCGACTACACGCAGGCGGTGGCCCTCTACTTTCGGGGGCTGCCACCTGTAACCGGGCCTGTAAAAGTCCGCTTTACATGGCACGAGCGTACACGGAGACGGGACAAAGACAACGTTGCATTTGGGAAAAAGTTTGTGCTTGATGGGATGCAAGCGGCGGGCTTCTTGCCCAACGATAACAATCGCTGGGTCGTTGGCTTTGAGGATTGTTTCGCCTACGATGGGCGGGACGGAGTGACAGTGGAGGTGAGCGACGTTGAATGAGGGGATGTACTCAAGCAAATCCGATTTGTGGAGCACACCACAAGACTTTTACGACGAGTTAAACCGTGAATTCGGGTTTGTGCTGGATGCGTGCGCTTTGCCATGCAACGCCAAATGCGAGTTGTTTTTTACCCCCGCACAAGACGGTTTGCAGCAGGACTGGGCAAGCTCAACATGGTGCAACCCGCCGTATGGGCGGGAAATTGGCAAGTGGGTGCGCAAGGCCCGCCTCGAAGCTGAACGCGGCAACACGGTCGTGTGCCTTTTGCCAGCGAGAACTGACACGCGATGGTTCCATGACTATGTTCTGGGTCGCGCCGAAATCAGGTTCGTGCGCGGGAGACTGAAGTTCGGCGGGAGCAAAAACAGCGCGCCCTTTCCGAGCATGGTGGCGGTGTTTAGGCCGCGCAATAACACGGAGGAATAAAAAATGAATGATATTATGTGTGAAAAGTGCAAATATAAAGATGCTTCGACTTTTAGGTACCCGTGCAGGACGTGCAAATACTCTTTCGTGCGCGGGACGGTCCAGTTCGCCAATGGCGAAAATTTCTTTGAGCCGGCAGAAGATGCAGAGCGAGGAGAGATTGACCACCCTGCCCACTATGAGGGGAAGTACGAGTGCATCGACGTGATGCTGGACACGATGGGGCCGGAGGACGTCAAAGGTTTTTGCCTCTGCAACGCCTTTAAGTACCTCTGGCGCTGCAAGAAGAAGCACGAGACGCCCGAAGAGGACGTGGAGAAAGCCGTGTGGTACTTGCAAAAGTACCTGGAATTGGGCGGCAAAACATGAAGCCGGGCTTTTGGGTGAGCTGGCGGCACCTAGGGAGCCTCAAAAAGGCCCGTTTTGCCACCGCCGAAGAGAGAGCTGCGTTTGTACAAACGTGGCTCAGAGACGGGAAACCGGCCCTGTGGGAGACCAATTCGCGGGGCCAGAGGATTATACGGAGGGAACCCAATGAAAGTGCTGATCGCGTGTGAAGAATCGCAGACGGTGTGCATAGCTTTCCGAGAGCGTGGGCATGAAGCATACAGCTGCGACATACAAGAGCCGTCTGGCGGGCATCCTGAGTGGCACATCCTTGGCGATGCACTGCAAGCGGTTGAGGGTGGGCAGGTCACAACAATGGATGGGCAGACGCATGACGTGGGGCGGTGGGATATGATTATTGCTTTCCCGCCCTGCACCAAAACCAGCAACGCCGGAGCGCGGCACTTGTATAGGGGCGGCAAGCTCAATATCAAGCGGTATTATGATGGCTTGTGCGGCAAAGCGCTGTTTTTAGCTATTTGGGCAGCGGATTGTGAAAGAGTTGTGATTGAGAATCCGACGCCGAGTAAAGTCTTTGAGTATCCAGAGCCAACCCAAGCCATACAGCCCTATCAATACGGGCACCCGTTTAGCAAAAAAACCTTGCTGTGGGAGCGTGGTGTCCAGCCGTTGGAGCCGACCAATATTGTTGAGCCAACAGCAACATGGTGTCCGAGCGGAAGTTACAGCCATAAACACGGAGAACAGCACAAAGGTATGTTTACCACAGATAGAGCGAAAAACCGTGCAAAGACCTTTCCCGGTATCGCCAAAGCTATGGCGGAGCAATGGGGAGAATTAGAAAAGGAGGCGCCAAATGGCAGCAGTGCTGATTAAAATCTTGACTGCGCTTTTTGTTTTACTCGCAGTGCCAATTATACTGTGCGTATCATGTATGATTGTTTCAGGTCTGTGGACGCTGCGCCGCTGGTCGAAAGGAGGTTGGGAAGATGCGCACGATTGATGCTGATGCGTTGATGAATGAGCTGATACGCCTTGGGTATGCGTATAGCAACGAAGAACAGCGGGCCGTGGTTGCGGATTGTATCGAATGCGTGGAGGAAGCGCCCACTGTTAAGGCTATGGAAGCGGCACGGTGCAGGGATTGCGTCAATTGCCAAAATTCTGTGCCTAATTGGTGGTATTGCAAAATGACTGGCCTGACTGTAAACCCTGGTGGATTTTGCAGCTGGGGAGAAAGGAAAGAAGAAAATGGATGAGCTAAAGAAATGCCCGTTTTGCGGCGGGAAGGCTGCCGTTTTTGTCCACAACGGTGTGAAGGTGTTGTGCCTCACGTGCGGTGCGCAGACCGATTCCCACATTGATTTTATGATTCGGTCCGGGAAGTGCTCAAACGCCGTGCAGCAGGTCACCGATGCGTGGAACAGGAGGGCTGAACATGGCTAAAGCGGTACTTATCAGCATCCGCCCGGAGTGGGTGGAAAAGATTCTGGCCGGAGAAAAGACACTAGAAGTCAGAAAGACCCGTCCAAATATGGGAACGCCGTTTAAGTGCCATATCTACTGCACCAATAGCGGCGTTGCAATGGGAATGTGGGGAAAACACGGGAAGGTTGTTGGGGAGTTCTTTTGCGACAAGATCACATGGCTAACTCACATCGGTTTTTCCGGGTTGCCTGGGATTCGGCTAGCCGCGATGAAAAACGGGCACACGATAGATGATTCCTTTGACTTTTCCGAAAGCTGCCTAACAACGCCCCAAATTGAAAAATACCTGGGCGGTAAGGACGGGTACGCTTGGCACATTTCCAAGCTGGAAATCTACGATGACCCGAAACAGCTCAACCGGTTCAAACCGTGGAACCGGGAATGCAAATACAACGACTTGGGTTTTGCAATTCCAAATTGCGGGACGTGCCAAGATTGCATTGTAAAAAAACCGCCCCAGAGTTGGTGCTATGTGGAGGAATTAAAACCGGAGGGTGCGGGACGATGAATGATTGCATCAACACGGCTTCGGGAGGAGAACAAGCAATGATTAAAGACAGCGGAGATCGCCGGGAGTACGCGACCGGCGCGGTTAGAGACATGGCGGAGGGGAAAGGGCGTTGCGACCTGCTGCCGCTGGATGTGGCAGCGAGTTTCATCAACCCATGCTCTGTACTGTACCACATGAGCTGCTTCATGGAAAGCCGAAAGCTGGCGCACCTGAAACAAGCAGTGTCAGCGTTTTGCTACGAAAGAAAGTGGGATACGCCCACCATGCTGCTGGAAGTCTCGAAACACATGGAGGACGGCGCGAAGAAGTACGGCGAACGCAACTGGGAAAAGGGGCTGCCGGTCGATTGCTACATTGACAGCGCGGTACGGCACTATCTTAAATGGCGGCGCGGAGACTGGGACGAGCCGCACGACCGGGCGTTTTGCTGGAATGTGATGTGCTGCATCTGGACAATTATGCACAAAAGTGAAAAGGGGTGCGAGGTATGAGCGACTACATCACTTTTGCACAACTGGCGGATGCTCTGCGCCGCTGCGGTAAGGCCCGCACGGTGGACGACTGCAAGGGGTGCGCTTACTATCGGGGGCCAAACCCTGAGCTGTGCATCCCAAAGATGACCGAGCGGGCCGCGCAGGTGATTGAGCTTTTCGCGGCCGAAAAGCCGAAGAAAGAAGGTGATCCTAGTGACTTATGATGAGCGCAAAGCATGGCTGAGACGGTATCAGGACGCGCTGAGCGACTACCGCATGGCAACCGCCCGGCTGGAAGAGGCCAACACGCAAGCCACGAAGTGCACGGCCAGCGTGTCGTCTACTCTGGGACGCGGCGGCACAAGCGACCACATCCCGGCGGCGGTGGAGCGGATCGAAGCCATACGCGAGGATGCAAACCAGGCCATGGCAGAGGCAAAGGCCGCGCTGATCGAAATTTCGGACGCGCTGAAAAAGCTGGAAAGCAGGACGGAGCGAACCGTGCTTGCAATGCGGTACGTGGACGGCTGCACATGGCAGCAGGTCGCGGAGAAGTGCGGCTACAGCATCGACTGGGTATATGCTTTGCATCGGTCCGCTGTAAAAAATCTGGACAAATAACAAAAGAGGTCGCAGCCGAAAGGTTGTGACCTCTTTTGTTTTGCTTGATCTTAAATGTTATTCTTCATCCGGGTGCCATACAGTGATGCCGGAGCACAGCGGAGAAAATGTTGCACTGCCATTTTCCGCAACGACGGTCCGCTTTCCGCCTTTGTGGATGTCAGTAACTCGGATGGGAGTTTCCCATTCTGTGGCGTCAATCAAGCGGGCCTCGTACTCGTCCTCACTTTCGCCCGGTTTTCGCTTTAAGTCTGGGGCTTTGCACGTGATCTCCATGTAACGCCCGTCATCGGTGATTGCGTCGCGAGAGCATTCGCCGTTCCACACAACACCCGGCTCCCGGATAAAGTACATCTTCACGTCTCGCTCGGCTGTATGCATCACGATGCCGTGGTCATACACTGCATCGGACACCATTGTATCACCGCAAAATTGGGTGTCGCCGTAAATTTTCACAAAGTCCAATATAAACGCGTCACCGAAAATGCGGGCGTTGTCGGTGACCACTGCGCCACCTGTTACAATGGCTTCGCCAAAGACTTGCGCATGCCCTGACACCAACGCCTCTTCGGCGACTGATGCTTTTCCGTAAACCATGGCCTCGTCTGTGACCCATGCGGTATAGTCTTGGTCGAGGTTTTTATCGCTTTCAATCCACCCGCCCAGGTCTCCCGCCTTTACATGGCAAGCCTCGTTGTCAAAATCCCGCACTGCGCGGATGCGGTGCAGGGTGTGTCCGGAAAATTCTTTCGTTTCACCGGTGAATTCGTACTTCTTTTGCGCCTTCGGCATGGGTGCACCTCCTTTTGACAAGAGGCGCGGGACACCCCCGCGCCTCACTTTAGATCAGCCCGAAATGTTCCGCCAACAAAAAGCGGATATAATCCGGGCAATTCCGCTGCGCCCCGCACCAGTTTTGCATGGTGCGCAGAGGGATGCAAGCGGCCCGGGCAAAGGCAGATTGGCTCATTCCGGTGGCTTCTGCGAGTTCCCGCACAGTCATGTGCGCAACGTCCCAAAAGCGGGACAAGCGTTCGGTTTCTGCGTCGAGATCAACACAGCCCGGCGCGTTGTCCGGGATGCTCAGGGTTACATTGCTTTTAAAGATTTCCTTCGGCTGCTCTTGGGCCATTGCAAAAAGTTCTGCTTTGTTCCACATTCTTGATTTCCTCCTGTTGATATCTTGTTTCAATCCACGTCCCCCGCACGGGGGACGACACATCACCAGATGGGTGATACTGCCTCGATGGTAAACGGGATATTTTCCCGCTTGCCTGACTTTGTGGGCGCGGACACAACAATCGTTTTGACCGCTGCATCTATTGCCGCCTCCACGCTTCCGCACACGCGGACGGGGTCGCAAGTGATTACGACAAGGTCTCCGAGCCCGTCGTCCGTGCGGTACTCAGAATGCAACTCCCATACCTTGTCCTTGAGAATGAAGTCCGGCAGGGAGATTGTCACTCTTTTGCGGTGCGGCGCGTCCCCCTGGAAGCCAATGTTCCATTGCCACCCGTCAGGTACGGGGAGCGCAGTGAACGAAAAACCGCACACCTGCGTGAAGTAGGCGAACTCGTCCGGTTCACGGTTGGGCGAACGCTTGACAGCGCCCCCAATGGAGACGACGATTTCTGTTTTCATGGTTCTTTCCTCCTTCTTTTGGATAACCCATGAGCGCCCACCCTTACGGGGTGGCCGGGCTTGCACCGGCGGCGCTTGCGCGTCGGCCTTGCGGGTCTTAGTCTGCCCATCCCCACAGGTCAAACCAGTTTGAGGGGCAGTAGACGCGGTAAGTATGGGTGTTGTCGCACGGGCTGTATTCTTTCGTTGCGTCCACCGCTCCCGGCGCTGCGGAAAACGGGGGTGTGCTGGCTAGGGCATCCAGCTCCGGGATGTCCTCCTCAGTCACGAGGTACAGCCCGACGCCTTTGCTTGTGACTTCCTCGCGGATAATGCCCATCCCGTACCGGGTGGCAACGTCTTTCAACTCGGCTTTTTTCATCGTCTGTTCTCCTTCCTCTTTACATGAGTACCCAGGGACCGCGACGGAATGCCGACACGGACGGGGTGCCGATGTCCCAGCCGCCGCCGTACTTCTTCGATGCCGGCTTGTAGGGGTAAGCGGGCTCCGTGCCGCCGTTCTTCAGGCCGCGCAGGATGCGTCCATTCTCCACGTACACATCTGCGCCGCAAATGCGGTGCCAGCCGTCTTTAATCTTCGTCATTGCTTTGTCCTCCTGTTTTTTCGTTTGGCTTCCTCGTTGTCCACACTATACCACCCATTGGGTGGTGGTGCAATTCGCAATTTGCCTAAATTTTGAGATTCTTTTTTGTGCAGCCGTTGCAAATGCAACAGTTGGGAACAGCTACCCACACTACAAAAACGCACGTGAATGTGATATATTTATGGTGTGAGGATAGGGAGAGGCGGAAGCCCCTCCCTATTTACTTACACGATGCCCGCCAGCCGGGCAACCTCGGCCAGAATTTTCTCGGCATTCTCCTCGGTCGCGGGGAGAACCCACTCAAAATTGAGCTTGTTCTCTCCGGGGATGTGGGTGGGGTTATACCGGCCCCAGCAGCTGCCGTCTGGCTCCGTGGCGTATGTGTCCACGGCCCACCAGGATGCAAGCCGGGTATTTGTGTATCCGCGCTTGTACCAGATAGCGGCAGTAGAGCGCGGGCTCTTGCAGTCCTCGCAGCGGATAAGCTCCACCATGAGGCGCTCACCCTTCGCGGTGGGCACGGTGGCGGTGTAGTCCCGGCGGTACGGGGTGACGTCCTCGCGGGTAAAAAGTCTTTTCATGATGTGTCCTCCTTTGTGGCGTTGCGGTAGGGCTTTCAACCCATGAGCGCCCGCCCGGATGGGCGGCTGGACTTGCACCAGCGGCGCGTTATGCGTCGGCCTTGCGGGTCAATCAAGGCAAGTTTCGCGCTTGACCTTGTATTGCGCTTTGATCTTGTCATAGGCGCGGAGCGTGACCATGTAGGTGCCATCTGCTGCGTCGTAGGTAATGCCGCGCCCATGGAGCGGGGGCAGGTCGTCACGCAGGGGGCGCAGGAAGTAGTGCTTGCCATAAAAGGAAAGATCGGCGGAGTGGTCGCAGCCTGTGGGGGCCTGCTGCATCTCGTAGCAGTAGGCGTACTCTCCGGGCTTGTCGGCGTGGATGCCGGGGATTTTGCGTTCAATGGATGCCATTTTGTTTACCTCCTGTTTTCGTCGTCGAGAGCGGCCAGAGCGGCGGCCATGCCCTGCTCAAAAATGCGGGTGTTCTCTGCGCTGGATTTTGTGAGATCGTTCGAGTAGCTGCAGGCGGGCCAGAGCGGGCAGTCACACGCGCCGCGTCCGGGGTTGTAGTGCTGATCGCAGATGGTTTCGAGGCGTTCGCCTGTCTCGGCGGGGATGTAAAGCCATGCCATTTTGTGTACCTCCGTTTGTGTTTGTTTTTGGGACGATGGGGCGAGGTTGCTTTAGTCGGTGCAGCCCTGCTAAAGTGTCCGGGTGCCGGGGTTAGATGCGGCGCGTTATGCGCCGGCCTTGCGGATCTTAGATCATGCCCAGGCAATGGAGCCATAGCACCGGGAGCGTAAGCCCCCAGGCAAAGCCCAAAGCCAGGCACTCTATGCGGGTGAGTCTCATGCTTGCGCCTCCCTCTGCCGGAGGGGCTGGAAAGAGTGGCTGCAGGGGCCCAGGGTGATGCAGTACTCGCGGCGCTCGGCGTCCGACCATGTGCGCCGGATAGCTGCCAGCAGCTCGGCGCTTTGGTCGGGGTCTGTGGCTGCGATACCGACCGGCACGAGATGCGTGCCGCAGTTGCGGGTGATCCAGATGTACTGACCATAGCGGCCAGTTTCGACGGCCTCGGTCAGCTGGGCGCGGTCGATCTCAAAGTCGGAGGCGTAGTGCTTGACCTCGCGGGATACGTGCCACGCCATCTTTTTGATGAGCTCTTCGGTGGTAAGTGCTTTGCTCATGTCGTCCTCCTTGCTCTTCTGCTTGCGGCCCTGTGTCGCTTGCTATGACTAGAGTATACCCGTTAGCGTGTATGTTGTCAACCCGTTAACGGGAAGTTTGGAGAATCTCACAAATCGGTTAACGGGAAATTGTGCAGTTTGTACACGTTGACGGGAACCGGTGGAGCGTGGTATACTCTCCTATATAAGGAGGTATAACCATGCAAAGCGAGGCAAAACGACGCGGCAACGCAAAATATAATGCAAAGTGTGATCAGATCATGATAAAGCCGCTGCGCCCTGAGGGCGAGAGCATCAGAGCGGCGGCAGCGGCAGCCGGGCAGAGCCTACAAGGGTACGTGCTCGCGGCAGTCCGGGCACGGATGGCCCACGGCGCACAGGCCACCGAAGACGGCGACCGGATCCGGCTTAGCCTGAGATCGGATGCAGTCCAGGGCCTAGAGGCTGACGGCGAGACACCAGCACAGGCGGCAGCACGGCTGCTAGCTGACGCTATCAGGCAGGCAAGACAAGACACATAAGACAACGGGGAGACCTTCACAGCGTGGGGGCCTCCCTCTTTTGTAGGGGGTGAGGATATGGCACAAAAAAATCCCGCGTCGCTGGCAAACCTGCGCACCACGCGGGACATGAGCCCAGAGGAGCGGCGGGACTTTGCGCGCAAGGGACAAGCTGCACTGGTGGAGCAACGCCGGCGCAAAAGAGCGCTGCGGGACGTGCTCGACGCGATACTCAGCAAGCCGGCAGATCTGGCGGACATCACAGAGGGCCGTGAGCTTGCTGAGATGGTGCGCCAGACGGCAGAGGATGAGGCTGTGCCGCTGGATCAGTACGACGCGATAGCCATCGCCCAGGTGGTCAAGGCTCGCAGCGGCGACACGGCTGCGGCTGCATGGGTGCGAGACAGTGCAGGCGACAAGCCCGGCGAGGCCGTCACGGTGCAGCAGTTGAGCGCTGAGGACGTGGAGCTGGCCCGCAAAGTCGCGGCCCGGCTGGACGCATCCGGCACCAAAAGTGCAGATACAGCAGCGCAAAAGGCCAAAAAGAAACGGTAAAGCGTTGTTTACTGTTTCGTTTAATCTTTATTTAGCGAAATAGGCTTGGGCTTTGACCACTGCGAGGGGTTGCCGCATATAGTAGTATAGATATTCTGTACCGCTATTCTCTGGAGGCCCCCACCCCCCCCTCTGCGGGGCAGGGGCGGGTGTCCGAGGACGGGGCGGGGCGTAGCGAAAAGGGCTTCTCGCCAGACTTTTTTCAAAATCCCCCCCCCATCAAGGTTCGCCCCTCCCCTCTTCTCAAAAGGGTGGTACTCGAAAAAAATATTTTTTCGCCATTCACAACCATTGTTGTTCTCCGGCCATAGCAGGCGGCATTGTAGCCTGCTTCCATGGGCTTTGTGAGGCTGGTACCCAAATCAAAGCTAAAGGTTTTGTTCCCCGTGCCGTGTGGCGGGTAAGTTCACACGGGCGGCCCTACACGCAAAGTAGGAGGGGCGGAAACGCCCCATTATGCCGTCATAGCTCAGTTGGTAGAGCGGCTGTCTTGTAAGCAGCAGGTCGAGGGTTCGAGTCCTTCTGGCGGCTCCAAAGCCGATGACCCGTTAAAATATCCCGCCGGGGCGCAAGCGGGAGTTCACGGCAGGCACCCCCGCGCGCCTCTTCACAATGCGTACCATGCGGGGCTTTTTTATTGGGCTGTGGCCAAACGGTAAGGCATGGGACTTTGACTCCCACATAGCAGGTTCGACACCTGCCAGCCCAACCAATGGGTGAGCCGGGCACAGGATAAGCCCGGAGGGCGGGAATGGGGTTGTGCGTGCAAATAGATGGGCAAGCGGGAAAGCCTCCGCCCAGTAAGGCCCTGCAATGGGTCTGCGCACAAGGGAAAGGAAGAAGTATGGCAGGATTTGCAGATGTAAGAAAAGCGGAAGCGAAATACTGCATGGAGCACCCTGCCTACTTCGTGGAAACGTATGTCCACATTGAGGACAAGGACGCAGCTGAACTGATCGTTCCCTTCAAGCTGTGGGACGGGCAGAAGAAAGCCTTGCAAGCATTCGCAAACGATCGGCTGATTGTTGTGCTAAAAGCGCGGCAACTTGGTTTTACATGGCTTGCATTGGCCGAGGCGAGCAGGCTGTTGGCGTTGAATACGGGCCGAACAGTCGTTGGCTTGTCCAGAACAGAGGACGAGGCAAAAGAGCTTGTGCGGCGTATGGGCGTGATTTTGCGCTACATGCCGGAGTTCATTGCGGAAGAGGGCGCTGTACCCGCCGGGTGGAGCGGGCCTGTGTTTAAGGCATCCGCATTGGAATTGCGGGTGCGATGGCCAGACGGCCCGGAAGGCGTTTTCAAAGCGTTCCCTTCGTCCCCTTCTGCCGGCCGTTCGTTCACAGCTGATTTAATTATCATTGACGAATGGGCGTTCCAGCAGTACGCGGAAGAGATCTGGCAAGCAGCGTTCCCTGTCATCAACCGCCCAACCGGCGGCCGAGTCATTGGTCTGTCCACAATCAAGCGCGGGACGCTGTTTGAAGAGATTTACACAAACCCGGACAACGGGTTCACGAAGCTGTTTCTGCCGTGGAGCGCTGACCCCCGCCGGGATGAAGCGTGGTACAAACGGACGCTGAACGCGCTGGGCGAAGATAAGACCTATCAGGAATACCCCGCAACTGTAGATCAGGCATTGGAAGTCCCCGGCGGCGCGTTCTTCCCCGAAGTGAGGAAGGAAACCCATTGTGTGGATAAACTTCCCGCAAAGGGCAGGCGCTATTGCGTGATGGACTATGGCCTTGATATGCTGAGCGTCCATTGGGTAAACATTGATGTAACAGGCCATGCCTGTGTGTACAAAGAGTATAACGAAAGCAATTTGCCCATCGGCGCGGCGGCAGAAACCGTCTTGAAACTGTCGAAGGGCGAGGATGTTGAGTTGTTCCTGGCCCCCTCTGACCTGTGGGGGCGCAGTCAGGAAAGCGGCAAGAGCCGGGCGCAGCTGTTTCTTGAGGCGGGGCTTCAATTGGTGCAGGTGAGCCGTGATTTTCCCGCTGGATGCGCGGCCATGAAAGAGTGGTTCCGCATTGACCCGGCGACAAATACAGCATGGCTGACAATGTACAAGACCCCAACGTTGTTACGGTGCTTGCAGAAAATTCAAAAGGACGAACGTAAACCTGACGTTTACGCGAAGGAACCGCATAGCTTGACGCACTCCGTGGATAGCTTGCGGTATTTTTGTGTTTGGTGGACTGCACCCGCAGAAGCCACGCAAGCAAAGAAGCACGTCATGTGGGAATCTGACCTGTGGGAGGATTACTACAACGCAGACGATGAGGGAAAGGCGTACATGATTCAGAAGTTCGGAGATCCGTTCTAAGGAGGGGGAACATGGCAGTACATTTTAGAGTTCCTGACCAGGTGTCCCCTAGCACAATGGTGGTCGATACGTTTCTGGGCGTGGATTACAGCAACGCCCCCGGAAACGTAGATAAGCGGCAGTCTCCGAACGGGCAGAACATGATCCGAGACGTGCCCGGGAAAGTCCGAAAATCCATGGGCTATGAGCTTGTGAGAACGTTTGATGGGAAAATCAACGGGTATCACAAGCTGAAAAAGGATAAAGAAGGCATTATCCATGCAGGAACGAAGCTGTACCGTGAAAACGGGACGGTTTTATACGAACAAGCGAACAATGCCCCTTCCAAAAGCTGGCAACTCAACGACAGTCTGACTATCATTGATGGCGCGCATATCCTGATTTACGACGGAACCAGCGTAAAGAACGCGGCAGAAATTGCAAAGGTTCCGCTGTTTTCTATCGCGAAGGCCCCGAAAGGCGGCGGCACAGATTATGAGGCGCTCAACCTGATTTCTCCGAAATTCAGGGAGCGCTTTGCCGGTACGAAAGACGACACAGTTTACCATCTGAGCTTTTCCGGGCTGGATGATGGACCCGTAACGGTGAAAATCCTGAATTCAGACGGCGCATGGGTGGACAAAAACGACGGTTTTACGGTTGACAGAACCAAAGGAACGGTGACATTTAACACCGCCCCTGGCGTTTCTCCACTATCCGGCGAGGATAATGTTGAAATCTCCGCGAGCCGGACGGTTTCAGGGTACGCAGACCGCGTTTTGAAATGCGATATTGGCATTTTATTTGGCGTAAATGGAGCGTCTGACCGGCTGTTCTTGTCCGGGAACCCGGATTATCCTAACCAAGACTGGTATTCCGGGCAGTACGACACGACATATTGGCCCGATACAGGATATTCGCAGTTGGGCACGGCTGGCAGCGCAATCATTGGGTACAGCATTATCAATAACTACCTTGCCACGCACAAGGACGATGCCGAACCTGACCGGAATGTGATTGTCCGGCGCGGCGATCTGGTAAATTCCACGCCCGCATTCCCCATTATCAATACGTTACAAGGCCCCGGTGCCGTGGCGAAGCGCTCTTTTGCGTATCTGTCCACGGAGCCGGTGTTTTTGACAAAGCTGGGCGTGTTTGCAATTACCCCGTCGGATATTAGCGGCGAACGCTATGCACAGAACCGGAGCTACTACATCAACGAGAAGCTCAAAAAGGAAAAGAATCTTGAAGATGCGGTGGCAGTAGTCCACAAAGACCTGTATTGGTTGGTTGTGAACGATCATGCATACATCCTTGACGGACTGCAAAACATCGGACGGGCGGCCTCTGAACCGTATTCCACGCGGCAGTACGCTTGTTTCTTCCGTACCAACGTACCGGCAAGCGCCCTGTGGGTGATTGATGAGAGGCTGTATTTCGGCACGGCAGACGGCAAGGTATGCCGTTTCTATGACGACCCGGCCAGCCTTGACAGCTACAACGATATGGGCGAACCGATTGAAGCATGGTGGGAAACCCCTGATATTTCGGGACGCCTTTTCTATAAGAACAAGACATTCAGGTATCTCGCAGTTAGCGTTGCGGCCGCAGTTGCCACCAGTGTGGATATGCGGGTGTTGCGCAAAGGCGAATGGAAAACCCTGAAACGGAATGCATTTAATTCACGCTATCTGTCCTTTGCACAGCTTGTTTTCTCGAAGTTCAGTTTTTCCAGCGACACCACGGCACGCACCTTGCACACCAAGGCGAAGTTGAAGCGGGTTGACAAAACTCGTTATCGCTTTGAAAACAAGACGCTGAATGAGCCGTTCGGTTTGATGGCATGGGCAATTGAGTTTATTGAGAGCGGAAAGTACAAGGGGTGATAGCATGAAGTGTCCTAGATGTGGCATTGAAATGAAGGTCAACGTCAGCGGTGAACTGCTGACGTTCATTTGCCGCAATCGGCAGTGCAGCGGCTACGGCCAAGCACAGGCAGAAAGAGACCTTAGTATGGAAGGAAAGGAGGAGCGTCATGAAGATTGAGAATGGCAACAAGAGTACCGCCAGCGTGAAGGCTACCAACAGCTCTAGCAGCAAGAAGCCTACCGTGACCAAGGGCGGCGATCTGCGCAGCAAGTGACAAGTGAGGAATTATGGAAGAGAATACCAGCGGCGTTGTGACTGAGGAAGTCGAGCAGGAGGCAGCCGCACCTGCACAGGAAGAGACAACCGGAGAACCTGCAACCAATGAAGGCGTAGGTGATGCTGCCGAAGCCGGGCAGCAGCAGGAGATCCCTAACGAAGTATGGGAAACCAGCCGGAAACGTGCTGATGCAAAGGCCAAGCAGAAGTACGACCGTATGGTGACTGAGCGGTTCGGGCATTTGACAAACCCGGCCACCGGAGATCCCATCCGAAGCATGGACGATTACTTCGCAGCACTGGACGCGCAGGCGGACATTCAACGCCGCCAGTCCTTGCAGCAGAAGGGAATCGACCCCAAAATTCTCGATGATGCAATCAACAACAGCCCCGTCATCAAGCAGGCGAAAGAAGCAATTCAGGCCCAGCGTGAAGCAGACGGCCAGCGGCAATTCAACGAGCAGATGCGGCAGATCACCGCACTGGACGGCGAATTCCGGACACTGGGCGATCTTCGTAACGCCCCCGAATTTGACACTTTCAACCAGCTTGTGATGAGCAATGTTGATATGGTGAGCGCTTTCAAAGCGGCCTTCTTCGATCGGCTGGCCGCCAAGAAGAGCGCAGCGGCCACGCAGGCAGCCATTAACACCGCCAAGAGTAAAGACCACATGGCCCCAATTGGCGGCGGAAATGACGCAAGCGACGGCCTGACCGATGACATCATCGCGGAGTATCGCAAGTTTAATCCTAAATGGACGCGCGACCAAATCGCGGCGTACCACAAGAAATATGGAAAGGATAAGTAACCATGTTTATCGTTGTAATGCGAGACATTGCGGACGTGGAACCTTTTGAGCACCAGCCCGGTGCTGCCAATCTGGCGCGCGGCTCTGCCGCTGTGCTGACCGCTGGCAGCCTGGCCAAGTGCGGCGCGACTACAAAACCCTCTCACATCATCATGGGCCCTGCCGACAGCAACGGCCTGTACCCCTGCATTCGCGTTCAGCCCACCACCGTGTTTGAGACCACCAGCACCGCTGCCGTGGCTTCTGCCGGTACCAAGGTGACCCTGAACACCGATGCTCTGAGCGTGACTGCCACCGCCACTGACGGTGTGTTTACCGTCGATTCCACCGAGAACAAGGCCAACGGCATTGTCCGTGGCCGTTTCCTGTAAGGAGGACATATGGCTAATATCATTTTCAGCGAGGGCTCCGGCGTTGCCAACAGCGTGTTCGGCAAGAGCCAAGAACCCATCAAGGCTATGATCGAGAGCGGCGTTGAGGCGTTCGAGGAGAAGAGCCTGATTTCCAACATCTTCAACATGGAAAGTTCCACCAACTTCGCCGAGAAGTACACCAACGAGACCAGCGTTGGTGACTTCGAGGACGTGGGCGAGAATGGCGCTTACCCCAAGACTGGTATGCAGGAAGGTTTCTCCAAGGTCATTGAGCCTACCACCTGGAAGTCCAGCTTTGAGGTTACGCAAGAGATGATCGAGGATGCAAAGATCGGCAAGATCAAGAGCCGCGCCGGTATCTTCTCCACCAGCTACAACCGCACTCGTGAGAAGTTCGCCGCTTCCCTGCTGGCCGGTGGCACTGGCACTTCCGTCAAGATTCAGAACAAGACCTACAGCACCGCTTCTGCTGACGGCGTGGCCCTGTTCTCGACCGCTCACCCCAGTGCCACAAAGGGCACCAAGCTGACCCAGAGCAACTTCTTCAAGGCTGATTTCAGCACCAGCATTCTGGATCAGGTTCAGGAGGCCATGCAGAGCTTCACCGACGACGACGGCAATCTGCTGAACGTCGCCCCCGACACCATCATCATTCCCAACGTGGCTTCCTTGAAGCGCGCCGTCCTGGCCGCTGTGTCCAGCGACCTTGATCCTGAGAGCAACAAGAACGCAATGAACTTCCAGGCTGGCCTGTGGAACGTACTGATTTGGCCTTATCTGCCCAAGTCCATCGGCGGCAAGCCCTTCTTCCTGATGATGGACAGCCAGTTCAAGGACGACTATCTGTGTATGCCCTGGGTTGACCGTGTTGCCCTGACCGTCAAGAGCGAGATTGACCCCAACACCGACGCCAACGTGTTCCGTGGCCGCGCCCGCTTCGGCGCCGGATTCAACAACTGGCGCTGCATTGCCCTGTGCGGCGGCGGCGTGACTGGCGGCACTACTCTGACCGCCTAATTAAACCTACCTGATTTACCGATGTCCCTGCCTGATGGTGGGGACATTTTTTTGGAGGAGCCATGTTCGAGAAGCTGAAACACGCTGCTGACGATGCCACAAAGCGGGGGAAATGGCAAAGTCGGCTGGATGACGCAAGAAAGCAGTACGACCGCACCATTATGGATACCCGCGAAGCGCTGTATCGTGGCGACAAAAACATTCGTGGCGCAAACGGTACAGACGCAGAAAAAAAGGCAACCAACGTCCGCAACATCGTGTACGAGCTGATCGAAAGCCAGGTGGATTCCTCTATCCCCGCCCCCCGCGTCACAGCTATCCACGAAGAGGACAAAGAGCTTGCAAAAAAGATTGAGGCTCTGTTGCTGAACCTGAGCAAGCAGCTCAACCTGAAAGAGCTGAACGACCTGCAAGAGCGAACCGTCCCCATTCAGGGCGGCGACTTTTTTCACGTTGAGTGGGACCCGCACGGCGGATACCACTGTATGTTGGGCGACGTAACGCTGACAGAGCGCCACCCGAAGCAGGTTATTCCGCAGCCCGGCGTGTACGACATCGACAAGATGGAGTACATTTTCATTCTTGTAAGCCAGCCGAAACGCTACCTTGAACGGCGGTACGGCGTTGAAATCAAGGATGAAACAGAGGATGATGTGGCGGCCAGAGGGCAGAATCCGAGTTCTGTAAGTGGCATTGTTACTCAAAATATCGCGTATTATCGTAACGATGAAGGCGGCGTTGGCATGTACAGCTGGTGCGGAGACGTAACTCTGGAAGATTTGGACAACTGCCAGAAACGGCGCGGCGAGGTGTGCGCGAAATGCGGCCGCCCGAAGTCCGGAGATGTGTGCGAGTGCGGCAGCAAAAAGTTCGTGGAAGGCCCGCTGGATGTGCAAGAGCTGACCGCGGACATCACCATTTTTGGCGGTGAAACTGTTGCGGCAAGCACCCCGGGTAAAGACGAACTTGTGATGAACCCGGACGGAACCCCGCAGGTGGACGAGGAAGGCGTGGCTATTACCATGCCCGGCCCGAACGTGCCCACGCAAATCCCGTACTACGAGCCGAAAGAAATTCCCGTTATTCTCCGCAGCAATGTGCGGATGTTCGGCCGCTTCTTGGGCGTGAGCGACGTTGATGTGATTGAAGATCAGCAAAACGCGATCAAGAAGTTTGGCACGAAGATTGAAGAGAAGCTGCTCAAAGGCGGCAGCTATGTTACGCTTCCGCAAGGCGTTCAGGTTGAAACCAGCGACAAAGAGCTGAAAATCATGCGGCTGAAAAACCCGGCGGAAAAGGCGTTGATCTCTGTTATCAATGTTCAGCCCGACACAAGCCGTGAACAGCAAATGCTGGAAAGCAATTACAGCTGGGCAAAGAGTACGCTGGGCATTAACGATTCGTATCAGGGCAAGTACGATGCATCTGCAACCAGCGGCAGCGCAAAGCAGTTTGCTGCACAACAGGCGGCTGGCCGTTTGCAGTCCAAACGCGAGATGAAGAATCAGGCGTATGGGCGGCTGTACAAGCTGCTCTTCAAGTACATGTTGGCCTATGCTGACCAACCGTACCCGATGACTTACACGGCAATCGGCGGAGAGCAGACGTTCGCCCATTTCAACCGGTGGGATTTCCTGAAACGGGATGCCGCCGGTGAATTGTACTGGGATGACGAGTTTATTTTTGGCGTTGACCCGTCCCCGAACATGGATGCGAACCGTGAACGGCTGTGGGATATGGCAGACGTGAAGTATCAGGCAGGTGCGTTTGGCCCGATTGGTGACCTGACTACCAGCTACCGATTCTGGACTTATCTAGAAGATAATGGATTCCCTGGGGCTGGGAAGGTAAAAACCGAAATCAAACAGCAGATGGACGAGCAGCAGCAAATGCAACAGGCTGCCATGCAACCGGCTGCACAGCAAGCAATACAGCCGGATATGCTCATGACTGACAGTGACCATTTGGAGGGGGCAGACGTATGACGTGGGGAGAATGCAAAACCGCAACCTTGCAGAAGATGTTTACCTCGGAAGATGAAGGCGCAGAGGACTATCTCGCGGCAATGCCGCAAGCCGCCAATGAAGCGATCCAGATGATTGCGACGACGGATGCGGGTAAACACATCCGTTCGTATGATACGCTGACGAAAGACCCGGCTCAATCCAGAACGTTTGACCTTGAAGATGAACTCATTGACTTCCTTAATGTGGGAGACTTTGAAACATACTGTATGGATGGAGACGAACCCCGGCCTGTGTCCTTGAAACTTCTGGGCGGGCATTTGCTGGTGGTTCCAAAAGGCATTGAATCTGTGCTGGTGTATTACAACGCAAAGCCTGCCAGAATCACAGAGAACACGCCGGACGCGCAAGAAATCGACCTGCCGGAAGATGCGGCGGCGCTTTTGCCTATGTACATGGCGAGTCAGCTGTACAAGGACGATGATCTGGCAATTGCGACAACGTACCGCAACGAGTTTGAAACGGCGTTTGAGCGCCTGCAAAACCGGCAGGCAGAAAACATCGACACGGAATTTACAAGTGAAAGTGGGTGGTGGTAAATGGCCTTCACAAAAATCACAGACGGAGATTTGAAGGACAAGGGCGTTATGGGGCTGCCCGATACGCCCGGCCTTTCCACAAGCGAGATGCAGGCGAAGTTTGAGCAGATAGCACGGGAAGTTCTTGTGCCGAAGTTCAATCAGCTAGTGGACGAACTTTTAGGGCCTTCGGCGGCAAGTCAAATCGGCGCCAAAGGCAAAAACCGCACAGCGCAAGGCCACATTGACAACCTGGAAAATCCGCACAATGTAACTGCGGAACAGGTCGGCGCGTATACAAAAGACCAGACAGAAAAAGCAATCAGCGACCGCATTGACCAGATTGGTAGTGCGGATATGACGCAAGCCACGTATGACCCGACCCACAGGCAACGGGACATCTTCGCCTATGCCGACTCTCGCGGCGTAAGCACTTACACGCACACCAAGATGGACAACGTGCACCACTTTAACGGCTCTGGCACAAGCGGCCGCGCCAAGATGACGGCTGACGTGGAAGCCGGGGACACGGTGATGCTGGGCGGAAAGGAAGTGCCCGCCTATGTGGGCGCGGAAACCTTTGCCGATGCGCTGGCCGGTGAATCCGTCACGGGCCGGTGGCTGACCTTTACGCAGGACGGTACGCAGATAAATTTTAATGGTGGCGGGGGCCTGTCGAATACCAAGCTCGCCCTCGCCACTGCCGACACCGGAGACGTGATTTCTGGCAAAAAGTTTTATTCTGGCGACAAAACGCTTAAAACCGGTGAAATCCTGCCACGCAACACCGTCGGGCAAAACGGTACCGTAGGAATCAGCCAGTATTTTCCAGAGGTGGCCGTATCCAAAGCGAATAGCAACAACACGCAAACAAACAACAACCTTGATGGGGTTTCTCGCTTGTGCTTGCAGCCTCCTGCTGGATTTTACGATGGGAACAGCTATGTGGGCGAGACTTTTGCCAAAGTGGCCAGCGCAATCGGCCTGACAGCGGGCAAGCTTTGCGCCGGGAACACGGTGCTGGGCGTAAATGGGGCCGGTGTGACGAAAGCGGTTTGGAATGGATCTATTCCAGAAGACTACTCGACGCATATGATGGCTACCACTCCATCCGCTGGTACTCTGCTTTTCTTCTTCGTGGGCAACGCCAATCACGATATGCAAATCAAATCAATTACCATTGGTAGTAAGGTTGTGGCAACGCCAATGAGAAACAACTTTTACGTTGCTACGTTCTCTGTGATTGCAAACCAAAACATTTATATGCAATGGGATGGCAACTACGGCGGTGGTACACCGCATGGATATGGCGTTATCTGCTATGTGTGATTAAAAGCAATAGGAGGTGTGACAAACATGAGCACCATAATCTCTAGCGGCACAACCGTAACGAATAGAATTACGTTGCCTGTGACGCAGAGCGAACTGGCAAGTTTGTATGTGACGTATGAGCAACGTAACAAGACCGTGGTGGAAAAAAGTTTGGAAGAGTGCCAAATGGTAGGCACGGATTTGCTGGTGCCTCTTGGGCAAGAGGACACCCTTGCTTTTAACCCGAAGGCAGGCAAAATCAGAATCCAAGTCCGATTGCGCAAAAAAGACGGCACAGCGCTCAAAAGTGATATTGTTGAGGCTGAGACCGATGAAGTGCTCAAGGACGGTGTGATTTAATGCCGGGATGGAGCAGCACAGAGGCAACGTTCGCTGCCACCTTTGATGTTGTCGAAGACGTGCGGTTTTCGGCTGACCTTAGTAGTACAGATGCAACATTCGATTTCTCTTTCAGTGGGGGAACCGCATTGCCGGAGAATTACCTCGGCCCGTATGAAGTAACGCCGAAAGGCAGCGAACAAGAACTCGAAACGGAAAACAAGTATCTCACAGACAACATCATAGTGCGAGAAATCAAACGCTGGGACGTGGGCAACACGTCGGGCGGGAACACAGTGTACATCGGGGAGGATGCATAACATGCCAGCAGCTACTTACAACAGCAAAGTGATTTTTAACGGCGACGTCTTGATGGATCTCACCGGCGATACCGTCACCGCCGATAAATTGCTTGCCGGGGTCACAGCCCACGGGAAAGACGGTGCGCCCGTTACTGGAACCTGTGACTTCGATGCCGCAACGGGCGACGCCACCGCTACGGCGGCAGAAATTCTGTCTGGGAAAACCGCATATGTGAAAGGCACAAAAGTTTCCGGCGAAATGCCTAATCGTGGCGCAGTGACCGGGACAATCAGCACCAAGGCCGGGGCCTACACCGTGCCCCAGGGCTACCACGACGGCAGCGGCAAAGTGACCATCGACAGCACCGAACAGGCAAAGCTCATCCCTACCAACATCCGCAAGGGCGTGACCGTGCTGGGGGTCAGCGGTACGATGTCCGGGAGCGAGGGCATGAAGCCTCAAAGCAAGAGTGTAACGCCCAAAGCTACTGCGCAAACGGTGCTGCCGGATACAGGCTATAACTGCCTGTCACAAGTGGTTGTGGCCGCCATCCCCTACGCGGTGAGCGACAACACATCTGGCGGCAAAACCGTGACCATCGGGTAATGGCTATGGGCAACAGTAAAATCGTTTTTAACGCCAAGGTGCTGATCGACCTGACCAAGGACACCGTGGCGGCGGCGAAGCTGCTGGAAGGGGCCACCGCCCACGGCAAGGACGGCGAGCAGGTGACCGGCACGATTTTGAACCGGAACACGGTGGGCAAGCATGGGGCTGTTGGTGCATCTACCGCCTTCCCAAGCGTCGCTGTCACACCCGTGGAGCGAGACACGCAAGCCTACCAAAATACGGACGGCGTGTCTCGGCTCTTTCTGAAGCCCCCGGCGGGCTATTATAGCGGCGAAAGCTATGTGGGCGAGACTTTTGCCAAAGTCGCCTCGACCATCGGCCTGAACGACGGGAACCTCTGTGCTGGGAATACAGTGCTGGGCATCACCGGCAGGGGCCACGCCGTGGCCATGTTTGCGACGATTGGCGACAACCGGTGGAGCGGCGGTAGCCCCAACCGGCTCAAGCTGGCCTACACGGTGGGCGGCACCTCCGGCTTCGGCGGCTGGGGCTGTTGGCTCCCGGCGGGCACTTACCGGGCGTGCGGGGCAATCTCTGACCTGAAAGGCTGTTATATCGCGGATGCAGGCACCCTTTCCACCCGGATTTACAGCGCAGAGCGGGAGTATTTTAGCTCTCAGTGGGGTGCTGCTGGGACGTTCGTCCTCAATGGTTCGCAGTGGGTTTCTGTCACAACCGGAAACAGCGACTACTCTGAGCTGGGGGTTGTAACGATTTACCGCGTTTGAGAGGAGGAGAACTATGACATACGAGCAAAAGCAGGAGGCCATCAAAGCCCTTGTCTATGGCGCCACAGAAGAGGCAGCTGCCGATGCGGCTGGCGTACCCGTCGCCGCGCTGGCTGAAATCACGCAGGCGGAAATCGACGAGGTGCGGGCTGACATGAAAGAAATGGGGTGGCTGGATTGAGCATGATGGATGGCGTTGACGTATCCAAGTATCAGGGCACCATTGACTGGAACAAGGTAAAAGCATCCGGCATGGGCTTTGCGATGGTGCGGCAGGGCTGGATTAACTCGGATGGTACGATCACCGAAGACCCTTTTTACCGGCAGAACATGGCCAGTGCACATACTGCGGGCCTGCATACGGGCGTGTATCTGTACAGCTATTGCACGAGCGAAAGCGCCATGAAGGCAGCCGCAAGCGCCTGTGTGGCCATGCTGGACGGCTTTACCTGCGATATGCCCATCGCCCTTGACTTTGAGCACGCGACGCTTTACAAGCACTTTTCGCGGGCCGCGAACGCAAGCCTGTGTGCGGCGTTTTTGGGCCGCGTTGAGGAGCTGGGGCGCTACTGCATCTTGTACACCTACAAGTCTTTCGCGGCGGCTTATCTTGACATGGCCGCGTTGAGCCGCTATGACTTTTGGCTGGCCCACTACACCGCCCGCACCGACTACACCGGCCCCTACGGTATGTGGCAGTACACCAGCAGCGGCACCGTGCCGGGCATTTCCGGGCGGGTTGACTGCAACCATGCGTACAAGGACTATCCGGCGATCATCACCGGAGAAAAGAAGGAGGACGTACCCATGAGCGATTTGCTGAAAGTTGGCCCGGTATCGGGCGGCGACCGCAAGACCCTGGCAGCCCTGGCGGACAGCCTGGGCCTGCCCCATGAGGACGCGGGTGACTATCTCATCATCGGCCCCGCCAGCGCAGGCGACCGGAAGGCCATCGCCGCAAAGGCCGCCGCTCTGGCGGTGGGCTGCGTGGAGTATGTGCCAGAGCCGACCCCTGAACCGGCCCCGGACAGTGGCAAAGACGACACTGCCGAGCAGCTGGGCCGCATTGAAGCCAAGCTGGACAAGCTGCTGGGCCTGGTGAACCCCGCACTGCTGGAGGGCTGATATGCAAGAATGGACGGTGGTTGGCGTTGTTGTTGTGCTTGTAGGGCTGATCGGCTCTGTGAGCGGCCCGCTCATCAAGCTCAACAGCAACATTACAAAGCTGACAGTCGCAGTGGACAACTTCCAGCGAGCGTTGGACAAGCTGGAAGGCGAAAACCGCGAAAGTCACAAAATTTTTTACAAGCGGCTGGACTGCCACGACAAGGAGCTGGCCCAGCATGAGCAGCGTCTTAAAGCGCTGGAGGAGGAATAATTATGGATATTTCGTTCATTTCCGAGTACATGGTTCCTGTTATCGTGGGTATCTGCCTGTGCGTGGGCTATGTCGTGAAGTCGTGGGTGAAGGATGTTGACAACAAGTACATCCCCACTATGTGCGCTGTTCTGGGCGTGATTCTGGCCGTGTGGATGCACTGGCCTGCCGTGGACGCTGGTGTGATTTTGTCGGGCCTTGCATCTGGTCTTGCGTCCACCGGTCTGCACCAGGTGTTTAAGCAGCTGCTTGGCGGGGAGTGATTGATGTGGCGCACCAGATCCCCTGGAATAAAATCATTCTTGAGGAGTTTATACGTCTCGCCATCTTGTCTAAGGACGAAGAAGCGGTGATGCGGACACGGGTTGCTGGGTGGACTAGAGTTGAGCAGTCCATGAAACTTGGAATGTCTCTGGCGAAGGTGGACAAAATCACCGCGCGGCTAAAGGAAAAGTACGATGGTGTGCAAAGATACAGCGCTATTTTACCTCCGCGCAAAACCAGCTCGAAAGAAACATACATGGACACGCACTAACTTTTGGTCAAAAGTTGTATAACAATACGAATTAAAAAGTACGGTTTTACGTCTTTTGGATGGTGTAGGATTATATCAGGGGAGGAAAACGCCTCCCCTGATATACGAACCAAACGAAAGGAGAAAACCGTATGGAAATGACTTATGCATCCAGAGGCGTGGCAAACGCTGGCCTGGCAACAGCCATTGGCGCAGCTATCCTTAGCGTGCTGAACTCTGCAGGTGGCATTGGGGCCATGGCGCTGAACGGCGGGCGTGGTGCCGAGTGCAACGAGAACCAGACGATCAACCGGTACGAGCTCGATCTCGTGCAAAAGAACGCAAAGCTGGAATCCGACATTGCACTGCGCGACGCGAACACCCACAATGACCAGAAGTCGCTGGAGATGTACAAGTACATTGACGGGCGGCTGCGCGGCATTGAGGAAGTGCAGGCTGCGCAAGCTGTCCACAACCAGAAAACCGAGGATAGCTTTGTACTGGCCCGTCAGGACATTGCCACTGTGCGCGACAGCCTGACCGAGAAAATCAAGCTGGAAGCCGAGCGGCGCTGCTGCGGTGATAACTCCATCGTGAACTACGCGAACGCCACCTTCTACCCGAAGATGGTTGCGGACGTGACCACGGGAACCACCACCACCGCACAGACCCTTTACAATCCGCTGCCTAAGTGCGGCGAGTGCTGCAACGGGAACTGAGCCGATGGGGGCGGGGCTAGGCTTCGCCCCCATTCTCTTTGAAGGAGGATGTTATGGTTAGCATGGACATGGTACAGCGGGGCATTAACCGCTATATGGAGCAAGAGATCATTAGCCGACTGCCGGAAGGAAGTCTGGGACGGTTTGCAGCAAATGCGGCAAAATATGTGTTTGTCGCTCGAAGCGGCAACGCCATGAATTCTCTTGCAGAAAACCCCATTGCGAAGGCGTTTGGGCTGACTGCTGACGGCCAGTTGGATATTGATCTGGCGGCAGATGCGGCACGGGAAAGCATTCCCGACAACGGCTTGAAGGTTGATGTGCCTGTACTTGGCAGAATGACCTTCCACCGTGGGGATGTGGACACGCTGGTGCGCATGATTATGGAGGGCTGAGGCATGACCAGAGAAGAAATCTTCTCCGCTATATCGTCTCGCCAAATCGAAGGCATTATGTTGCACGACCAAATGGCACAGTGCTTCACGTTCCTGCACCTGGACGGTTACAAGCGCCTGCAAGAGTTCCGCTTTATGGATGAGGCCGCCGAACACCGAAACATGGTGCGATATTACATTGAGCGGTATAACCGCATAATACCTGGCGCACACGCGAGCAATCCGGCGATTCTTCCGGAAAGCTGGATGGGGCGAACCCGGCTTGAAGTTGACACAGGCATAAAGCGCATGGCTGTAAAGGACTTGTTCAAGCGCTGGGTGAATTGGGAATCCAGCACGGTGAGCAGCTTGCAGGCACACGCACAAGCGCTTTACAGCACCGGAGACATTGTGTGCGCTGACTACATCGGACGCATGGCACAGGACGTGGCGGACGAATTGAAAACCGCAACGGGCATGATGATTGACTTGGAAGCAGTTGATTATGATATGACCGCGATTCTCGACAGACAACCCGCGTTGCACCGAAAGTACAAACACAAATTGCAGGAAATCGGAGAAGCGTTTTCCTGACAGCAAGCTCTGAGGAGAAATCCTTGGAGCTTTTTTATCTAGAAAGGATGGGAATATGGCTCTTCATTACAACCCTTTTGTTATGTCTGACAAGAACGGTAACACGGTTGATCGCGTGACTGGGAAAAAGGTTCCGGGGCAATATCTGACAAGCAGGCCCAATTACACAAGCAACCTCCCACCGGTAAAGAAAAGCACAAGCGCAAATTCCAGCAAAAAGGCAAGCTATTCGGGCGGATCCTCTTATTCTGCACCTGCCGCTCAGGCCGCACCCGCTTCCAGTGGCCCCAGCTATGCGGACGCATATGCAGATGCATTGGCCTCTATCATGGCAGAACAGCGGCGACAGCGGGAAGCAGCGTATCAAAAGGCAGCGGCAGCCCAGAAGGAAAACCTCAGCTTTGCCACAAATCAGCTGACCGACACCACCAATGACGCGCTGAAACAAGCTTACATCAACAAAATGCAGACCCTCCGCAACCTGCCCCAGCAGATGAGCGCTCAAGGCCTGAACGGTGGAGCTTCTGAAACCACACTGGCCAGCATGAACAACAACTACGGCAACGCCCGGAACCAGCTGGAAACCGAGCGCTTGAAGCAACTGGCCACCTTGCAGAACACCTACCAAAACAACCTTGCACAGCTGGAAGCCCAGCGGGCCAGCGGAGACGCTGCGCAGCTCTCCAACCTTGCCCCCACGCTGGCAAACCTTGTGGCCACTAACACCCCTGCAAGCGTAAACATCACGCAGGGAAGCGGCGGCAACGCTGGCAACGTAAGCGCATGGCTACGTAAGCTGATGGGTTACGACGACGAGGACTATTACAACTGATTTCATTCTCCGCCCGGCCTGAAACACGGCCGGGATTTTTTTGAAATAAGGAGGACTCCATGCCCTATTCTGATCAGGAAGCGTTTCTGAACGCCTACCTTAAAAACTATGCAAAGGCCCAGCAGAACGCCATAAACAGCGGCAAAACGGGCATGAGCAGCGCCCGGTACACCGGCCAGCAAGCCATGAACGCTGCGCCCACAACTCTGCCCGACTATGGAGACATCGCCAACAGCTTTACAACGGCCTACACAAAGCAGCTGGCAGCCGTTGAAGCACAGCGTGAGAAGGAAGCGAAGGCAGCCCAGGCAGCCGCAGAAAAAGAAGCAAAGGCAGCCGCAAAAGCCGCAGCGAAAGCCGCGAAGGAAGCAAAGAAAAAGGCGGAGGACGAACGCAAAAAGGCAGAAGAATCGTCGAACTCCGGCAACCAGAGCGGCGGCACCAGCAACCAGAGCGGCGGCACCGGCAACACCAACAACGGCGTCAAGGACGACAGCGCAAAGAAGAAGGGCCTGTGGAGCGCAATCAAAGAAGGCGCAGCAGCTCTCGTAAAAAAAGGCCCTTCTGCCGTCAAAGACGGCGTTGTGCAAGGCACTGCGCTGCACAACCGGATGAAGGCCGCGCGTGGCGGCGTGTCTGCCGAGGACAGCGTGGATCTAGGCGGCGACCAAACCCCGCAAGCAACGGCAGCAAAACAAAGATCTAGAACCAAAACCCGGGCCTCTGTGGCGAAGCAGAACTTCACGACACAGGAGCTGGATGCACGTCTGACCGCAACAAACCAGCGGATGCGGGAGCTGCAAAAGCAGGGAAAGACCAAAACCCGAGAATACCGGCAACTGCAAAACCAGCATGACACCTATGCAACCGCGTTGGGCGTGGACTCTTTTACTGGCCGTGCAGGCGCAACCGGACTTGGTGCAGTCTCCGGCTTTGCTGCTGGCGTGGCGAACATGGGCGATGCCACGGCCCGCGCAATCCGTGGCCAGTCTGCAAGTATGGACATACCGGAGTATGAGGCGGCATCGGACGACCTGCAAGAAGCCAACGAGCAGCGGGACGCTCTCATTCAGATGGGCCGGGCCTACACCGACACTCCGAACGGCCCTGTCGCTACGCCTGAATTCCAGCAGGTGCTTGACCGCATTGCAAGCGCAAAGGGTGTGCGGGCTGAAAATCAAGTAACCCCCGAGCGCAATCAAGTTGTCGGCAATATGCTGGACTTCGCACAAAATCAGAACCAGAAAGCACAGGCTGGCCTTGATAACACCGGTCGATTCGTGGTTGGCACAATCGGAAGTGTCGCGCAGAACCTTCCTGCCTTTGCAGCTGCGGCGGCCGTGCCAGAAGCTGCCCCCGTTTTGATTCCCACCCTCATGGGCGTAAGCGCGGCAGGCAACCGGGTGAACGAACTGGAACAGCGCGGTATTCCGCTTAACCAAGCGGTTCTTCGCGGTGCAATGTCCGGTGCTGTCTCTGGCGTGACCAATAAGCTCCCTCTTGAACAGGGTGCGGAACTGATTGCGGGCGGCGGCCCCGGCGTACTGCGGGCAATGGCGCGTCAAGCACTGAGCGAAGGTGGGCAGGAAGCCTCTGAGTATGCAGCAGACTACGGCCTCGACGTTTTGGCCGGAGATCCGGATGCAAACTTCAGCCTTGCTGAACTTGGGCAGCAGGCACTTGGCGGCGCACTGGGCGGCGCAATCAGCGCGGCGGGAAGCTCTCTTATTGGCAGCGGCGTGAATCGTTTGCGTGAAGCGCAAGAGAATGCCCCTGTGGACACGGATGTACAGCAGGCAGAACCGGTATCACCTGACACCGAAGCCGCACGGCAGCCCTTGGAAGCCGGGCAAGAAGCGCTTCCCGGACTTGATGCGGTTGTGGATGCATACCATAACGGCAACCTGACCAACGCGCAGATTGAGCAGCTGAAACCAGGCGGGGAACTTCGGCAGGCGTTTGAAGAGGCCACGGGCGTGAAGCTGCCGGATACCAGCAGCGAGACGAGAAAGACGCTGAAAGCCGAAGCGCAAATTCAGACAATTCCCACTTTAAGTGAGGATGCGGGTTATGTTCCTGCTGGGTACCACGCAGAGGATCCTGGATACATTGGCGGAGCAACATCGCGCGACATTGCGGCAGAGATCACAGGGAAAGACGGTAAAAGCGTATATACGCGCCAGCTGGCGGACATTAGAGACCGTTTCCTGGATGCGGTGCAAAACGGAGAAGATACTTCCACGATTGAGCAAGAGGCTCAGGCGCTGGCGGAAAAAATATTTCCGGAAAGTGCTTTTGTAGAAAATACGGATACTGACTATGTGCGTGCATTGCGGGAAGCTCTGAAAAAACCGGTGCGTGTAACAGATGCCGAACTGAGCGACCTTGAAAACGCGCTGGGCGCGACGAGAACCGAAATCAACCGCAGGTATGGCCTGAATCTGGTGAAAGCGGGAGATTCTTCAACGAGTGGCCTTGACCAGGCGGTTATGGAACTGGGAGAGGCTTTTCCGGATGTTGACTTGTTTGCACACCCCGCAGATGCTTTTGCCGAAATTGTGCAGAAATATGACCAACTAAAGGACGGCGTACAAGCGGTAGACACCGAAAGCATGAAGGCTGCGCGCGCATATGTGGCGGATCATATTCTGTATGGCGATTCGCTGGATGCGGCTATGGCCCGCGAAGCGCAGACGGAAGCGTTTGACAACTTTGAAAACAGTCCGTATACTGAAACCAACGCAATGCAGGATGGAGGTGAAGAAGTTGGCACACGAGGAGGATATGGACGACGGAATCTCGATGGAGTGGATTTCTCCGAAGATGATCGCCGAGCTGAGGGAAAAGCACCGGAAAAACCCGCCTTCTCCGGAAAAGGATCAGCAAATACGGGAGTTCCTGAACAGGTTCGCCGAGTACCTGGAGGAGGAACGCCGGAAAGGGTCCGGGAAATAAATGGTCACCGATACACCTACGGTCAACCAGATGCAGCTGACTACACGGCACCGGTACGAACGGCGGCGGACTATGCCAAGCAACGGTACGGGCTAGATGTTGATGTGAGTGACGGCCCTGCTTATGTGGATGGTAACGAACATAACAGTCTTATGTTTACGCTTCCGGACGGAACGATCGTAGTGAACAATGCGGCGGCCCTTGACCCCGACACTGTAACCGCCATGATCGACCATGAGGTAATGCACAACATTCAACACAAAAACCACGCTCTGTATGCGCGTGTGGATGCGGCTCTGAAAGAATCCGGGGTTAATCCCAATGCGTACAGAGAAGGCACAGATTTGTACGAAGTGTTGCATGGGTATGATGAACGAAACCCGGATTTCATGGATTTAGACAATCTTCCAAAATTCCGACGAGAACTCTCTGCTCAAATTGCCGGATATGCTTATCGGCCTGAATTGGCTAAAAGCATATTCGGCGATTTTGTTGATGACTTCGACACGGTGTTTGATACAGTGCGCAGTGTTTTGGACGAGAGGGCGCAATTGGGGCAGCAAGAATCAGGATCTCAGGGTTCCACAGCCGCCACTACCATCCCGGAACTGATGCCCACGCAGCGCGTACAGGAACTCATTCCCACACTGGAAGATCATCCCAATACGGTAGGTGCGGCACAACGGCAGTTTGACCGCCCCGAAGTATCTAGCCAAAGCCATATGACGCGCGACACTGACAATGATTACCTGCAACCTCTTGTGCAGAGAGATCAAGGCGGCGAGCAAAAGTTTACCCACGAGCGCGTAAGCAACGCAGACCGAATGAAGATTGCGGCCAACAGCATGGAGACCGAAAGCCGTGACGAGATCGTGTCCCGCTTGACCAGTAAAGAGCAGTGGGATGCCGATGACACCGCGCTGGCCGGAAGCGTACTACGCGAGTGGGATTTGGCTTTGGGCGATATGGACAAGAGCGGAGAGGCGTACAAGCAGGCCCTTGCCCAGAAGATGAAGTTTACCCAGCGGATTAGTGAGTCCAACACCATGAACGCGCAAGCGCTGCAAATGACGCAGGAGTTTACCACTCCGGAGACCGCCGTGATGCAGTCGCAGAAGAGCATCAAGACCGCTGTTGACCGTGTAGCGAATGGCAAAAACAAGCGAAAATTCGATCAGTACAAAAGTGACGTGGAAACAGCCATTGCAAACGCAGAGGACACAGCCACTCAAAAAGCTAATGACGCTGTGCAGAAAGCCATTGAAACTGTCCAGCAGCAAGTTGCGGACGAGACTGACCAGCCTTCGGTTGAGGACGTGTTGGGGCGCAAGCTGGCAGCTGCCGTAAATCGGTACGCAACGGACGGGAAAGAAGCCAGCGTTGAGGACGTTGTGCAAAGCGAGATGCTTTCCCAGCTGACCAAAATGGCGACAAGCGACACCGAGAAAGGCGCACGGCCTAAAAAGCCGAAGCTGACGGTCGAACAGAAGTTGCAAACCGCATTGGACAATCAGGAGACATACACGCAGGCATGGGAAGCGGCAAAGGAAGCACTTGTCGAAAGGTATAAAGACAATGCCGACATGAGCAGCCGCCTGCAAGCTTTCTTTAATGATGCCGGAGAATCCGGCTTGTACGGGAAAGATACAATAAAGCAACTTGTGTCCAAGTACACCAAAGATCAAGGGATTGACTTCAAGACCCTAGTCAAAAAAGGGCGTAGGGACAAACAGTCCACTCTTCGAGAAATTCAGGAGCGCATTCAGGATACCTTCGACATGGACGACACGCAAGCACAACGTATTGCCGAAATGGCCATGAACGAGTATTCCAAAGCATTGTCAGAAGCGGCGGACGCAAACCTGAAAGCCATCCGGGGCGGGAAAGGCAAAACGAGCAAGTCCACGCACGACCAATTTTTGGGGCTTTTGCGCATGGGCATTTACGACAACGAAGATGTGAAAGCCTATGCCGCGTCGAAGTTTGGCGTACAGCCCTTGACTGCGGAGCAGTGCCAGCAGATCCTTGACTTAACGGAGCAGGCGGAAGCGTTGCCCGCAAACAGCCGGGAGCGGGTGGATCTGGAAAACAAGGCGGCGACAATTGCGGCAAAGAACGTAACCTCTTCTTGGTGGGATACAATCAATTCTTTGCGGTTCACGTCTATGCTTCTCAACGCTCGCACAAACCTTGTAAACGCCGGAGGCAACATTACACAAGGCGCAAATGCCCGCATGAAAGACATTGTACTTGCCGGAGAAGAAGTCCTTGTGAACAAGGTTCTTGACCTGCCATTTGCAAAGAAGCACAATTGGCGTGACAAGTCCGGGTTTGAACGCACGACATCTATTGTTAGTGCGTTTACTCCGAAAGGCCGTGCGTTGCTTTCGGCTTGCGCTGCGGACGCAGATGCGAACTATCGCCAGCTTGCAACGGGAAGCGACAAAATTGATTTTGCGCAATCCATGCAGCAAAAGGGGAACCTCTGGCAAAGTCACCTTACAGATGACAGCGGAACGATCGTTCGGGGCTTGTTTGCGTATTTAGACGGACGGGCCGAAGCTTCCTCGAAGTCGTTGGAAAGTGGTGACTACAAAGGTTTCTTTGGGATGCTGGATGGCCTGCGTGGGATCAACAAGCAAATGGATAGTGCGATAGACTGGGTTACGTCTCAATGCGACAAGTCTACCCAAGCGGGCGTTCTTGGCGTTGCCGGTCTGAAAAACAATTACGCACGATCTCTGGCTCAGTACCTCAAGGCAAACGGCCTAGACCAAAGCATTTTCAGCGCAACAGACGAAGCAAGTATGCAGATCCTTGATAAGGCGCGTGCTCATGCTTTGACACAGGCGTTTATCAACACATTCCATGCTGATTCTGAAACAGCGACGATCATTGCGAAAGGAAAGCGCAGCCTTGCCGAAGCGGACGGTTGGCACCATAAATTCTTTTATGCGTTGGCCGAAGGCGAACTCCCGTTCGTGAAAACTCCCATCAACGTTGCCAAACAAGCGATGCAGTACAGCCCGCTTGGATTTGCTTCTACCGCGATAGAAGGCGCAAAGGTGGCAACGGGAAGCGGTAATTTCAATGTAATGCTTGACCACGCAGCAGCATCTGTAACAGGTACCAGCTTGTTCGTGCTTGGCGCAATATTGGCACGCAAGGGACTGCTCACCGGCGGAATTGATGACGACGACAAGGTAAAGGCGGACATGGAAGGCCGACAGGAGTACAGCCTCCAACTAGCGGATGAGAACGGGAAACTGCATAGTTACACCATTAGTTGGGCCAACTCTGTGGCTATCCCAATGCTTGCCGGTGCAGAATTTGCAAACCTGACGACGGATGACGATGTATCGCTCAACGACATTTACGATGCGACAACGCACATGCTTGAGCCGCTTATTACAAACACATTCCTGCAGGGCATGAACAACTCGTTTGAAAACCTGCGGTATTCCCGAGATGGTTTCATTCCTGGATTGACACGTGAAGCGATTACCGGGTATGCAACGCAGTATGTGCCAACGTCTCTGGGACAGGTTGCCCGAACCATTGACCCCATTCGGCGCAGCACCTATAGCGGCACGACCGGCATTGAATCAGACTTGGGTTATACGGCCAACAAAATGCGGAACAAAATTCCGTTTTTGTCGCAAACCAGCCAACCGTATATTGATGCATTCGGCGACACGGAAGAAAACCCCGGCGGGAACTTTGTTGGCCGTCTTGCCTACAACATGTTCTCCCCCGGCTACTATTCCGAAACCACGGACGATCCGGTGCAGCTTGGCTTGCTCGATCTGGCGAACAGCACCGGCAACGACGAAGTTATTCCGGAGCTTGCCGAAAAGAAGCTGTCTTGGACAGTTGACAAGGAAAAGCACACCTACCAGCTTTCTCCGCAAGAGTACACCGACTTTGCAACACAGCAAGGCCAACTGCGCAAGGACATGGCAGAAGCCGTGTTGGATTCTCGCTACACCGAAGAGCAGCAAGTGGAGCTTATCCCGGAGCTGTACGGCACCGCAGGCAAAATTGCAGCTCTGGACATCGTGCCCGACTTCTCCGTTGGCACCGAAGAGCGGAAGCGCGTTGACATCTACAATCAGTATGGCATTGATGGGCTGATGAACTGGATTGCCTACCGGAAGTACGCGAACACGGACGGCAAGACGGGCATTAACCAGAGCGAGGCCCGTGCATGGCTGAATGACAGCGACATGAGCGATGCCATGAAAGACGCATTCTGGGCGGCGAGTTCGTCCAACTGGAAATCTTCTCGGTAAGAAAGGAGCAGCACATGGACATTGGTAACAACATTGCCTTTGAGCGTATCCGCCGGATCACCGGCTATCTGGTGGGCACAATGGACAAGTGGAACGACGCAAAGAAGGCCGAAGAACGAGACCGTGTAAAGCACTTATAATGCAACAATAGAGTAACAGTTCAACGCATTTTCGTTGAAAATCACCAAAAAATTCTGACTACGAATCAGAAGGTCGGGGGTTCGAGTCCCTTCCAGCGCACCAAAAAGGCACCGTGCAACGTTGTTTGCATGGTGCCTTTTGTTTTTTGTTCAAAAACAAATGTGTTCCAATTCCGCAGAATTTGGCGCATAGTGTAACGGATAGTGTAACAAATTACGTTGCATCAATAATACATTTAATCTCGTTTGCCATTTTTTCAAACTCTTCTTGTGCGACGGCGATGTGTGCGTCTTGCGAAATATAATAATCGTCCGTGACAGAACTGCCGATCTGGTGGCCGATGGCGCGTTGCAGCGCTTCCTTGTCCACGTTCGCTTTGGCCGCGAGACTGGCGAAGGTGTGACGGCATGAGTAAGGGACATAGCGGTGCGGATTCTGCACACCTATTTCTTCCAGGCCCGTGTAGAATTCTCGTATCCGGAAATTGCGGATGTTCCAGGCGCTGCCATTTGGGCTGCGGAAAATGCGCTGGCCGGGCTTTGTGTCGTTGCAGAAGTGCATAAACACGTCCCATGTGATGGGGTCGAGAAGAATGTACCGGTTCTTCCCGGCGGCGGTTTTGGAGCCTTCCAGACGGATGCCGTGGCGCTCAAAGTCAATGCAGCCATTACGTGAGATCTTCGCAAGGTCTACAAGGCGGCAACCACTCATGCACAAGAACCAGATAATGCCGGGCACCCGCTCATATCGGTGCTGGTAGAGCAACCGCAAATCTTCATCAGCAAACGGCACACGCTGGCTCTTCACGTCGGCGGTGAGTTTCAGGCCCTCGGAGTAATCCGTCTGATGGATGCCGTGCTGGACGCAAAACATACAGAGCTTGTGCATGAGCGAGCGGAGCTTGTGCTGGTGGGACTTCGATTTCCCTTCATCCTCTGCCCGGTACAGGATGCCCTCCAACGTTTCTTTTCGCACGTTGATTGCCTTGACGTGGTGCAGCTCTGTCATGTAGTTCCAGGTGGATGCCACGTCAATCCGGTACTTCTCTGTGTTCTGCCGGAAAGCACGGTCAGAGATCACCGCGTCATACACCTGCTGCATGGTGTAGTTTCGGTACTCCAAATCAGGTTCTTGCTCTGAGGCCGCGAGAATAGCCCTCTCCGCGTCTTGTTTGGTTTTATAGCAACCGATATAGGCCCCCTTGTAAACAGCCTTGTAGGGCGAGCTGCGCCCTTGCAGACGCGCAATGGAGCCGTTGCCCTTTGCCCTTCTTGCCTTTGGCCGGGTGGCCGCCGTCTGCCGTTTGCCACACCACGGGCAAAACAGCGCCCCTTCTGGGATGTCTCTTGCACATCTCACACACGTCATGGCTTGCACCTCATTTCATGGTGTACTCGTTCTTTTTCATCTGGGCGGCTTGCCTGCCTGCATCGTGGGCGCTGTGCAGGTTTTGCAGGTTCGGTTTTGCTTTCTCCGGCTCCACCAAGTCGCCGGTGATGGACTCTAGCTCGTAGTTGTCAATTATCAGCCTGCACACGGCTGTCCGGCTGGCCATGCTACAATGGGCGTTTGCAACGTATTCGTCCAGCATGGACGGCCATTCGCTTCCATGCGCGCCGAAGATCAGGAATGCCAGCTTGTCAACCTCCCCCGGCGGGCAATCAGCCAGGTATTTAAACAGCCCGTTCCGCCTCTGCTCCACATCCGCGTGGCTGCCGTCAAAGTCGGTGTACAACTCCGGGTGGGCCAGGCGGAGAACGTCTGGAAACCAGTTCAAACTTAACGCTCTGTACCAGTTTATAAAATCTTCCAGTGTGGGCGGCTTCTCCCCGTGCTCCCATCTCTGCACCGTGCGCGGGCTGACGTGCAGCAGCGCGGCAAGCGTCTCTTGCGCAATGCCCGACCTTTCCCTTGCCTGTGCCATGAGTGCTGCAATCCTCTTTGCATCGTACAACATATGTCATCCTCCTTTGTGCAAAAATACCAAAAGAGCGTTTCTCAGCTGTCGAATGCCGGGAAACGCTCTTTTTTTACGCAATTTTAGACGTGGTAAAAGCCGCGAGTTTATGCTATTGTGTGGACAACAAGTACATGGTTTCATTCTACAGGTTCAAACGTAAACGTCACGGCAATCCCGGCTGTGTTCCCGGCGTACCGCCCGCGATCTTCCGTGACCGTAACATCACTATACACAGTAAAAGGATTCCATAAATCATCTTCTTCAATAATGATATAGGAGTTATCCTCTCCTATATCGGGGTATGTGTCCCGCTCAACGCACTGGGCGTACAAATCCACGCGGTCTCCCACGTCACAGGTGATTTCCACGCCACTGTTGGTGATTGTCTCCCCGTTTACCGTGGCGTAAAACTTCCAGTCATGGCCCACGGAGTTGTTCCACTCCTCCTCAAAGTCAGCCGTGACTTTGTATGTGCAGGGGTCAGAACGATCTTCCACGGACGTTGCAGGCGCGGATGTGCCCGTATCCAAACTCGGTGCTATCATGAGGGCATAAACCGCCGCTACTGCAACGGCACCGAACGACCATTTTTGTACGCGCGTCATGCCTTTGGCGGATGGGTTCTCGCGCTTCTCATCTGCGCGATTTCCAAAGCCCACGATAAGCCCGGCAATAATAACAACCCAAGCAAAAGCAACCATTGTAATCACCCATTATATAAGGAAGTGAGGTAATCATGAACGAACCGCGAAAAGAAATTGAAGAACTCATGCGAAAGCTGACGAGAGAACAACTCAAAGAGTTTATTGCTTACCTGCAAGTCCTCGAAGCATCAGCAGGGCAGCAGAAAGGAGTATATATGAGTAAGATTGATAGGAAATTACTTGTTCTTATCAAGTCACTGACGAAGGAGCAAAAAGAATTCATTCTCCACTTTATTCAGTACTTTTTCAAGGCTGATTTGCAATAAAAAGGATGAAATCGCGGATTTGATTCTTTTTTTCTTGCGGGAGTGATTTGTACAGGGTGTATAAGTCTATAAAATCCTGATCCGAAAGTAGTTCCGCCGCTTTGGCAGCAGCTGCTTTCGGGTCTTTTTTTATGTACTCGTGAATTTCTGCGCTTGCACCGATTAGGTCAGATCCATTCAGCCCAAGAGCTTGCGCAAGTTTTACCAGTATACTCCTTTTTATGTTCACGACGCGACCGCTTTCATATTTTGCAATCGCCGACTTTTGCACTCCGACGATATTGCCAAGCTCTTCTTGCGTCAGCCCTTTTTTTATACGGGCAGTCCTTATGATTTCTCCAACGTCCAACCGGAATCACCACCTTCCTGTGTCTTTATAATACAATAAAGTGTCCTGGAAATCAATTATTTTTTCAGAAAACGGAAAAATAAGTGTTGACTCCCACAAAAAGCTGTGCTATAGTAAAAGTGTCGAAATTAGACACGACAAAAGGGAGGTGACAAAACGTTTATGAACAGCAAGCTTCTGCGCAGTCTGATGGTGCTGCATGGCGACACCAACGCCAGTTTGGCCGCATATCTCGGCATTACCGAGAACAGCGTGTCGAACAAAATCAATGAGCGCGGGACGGAATTTCGGCAAGGTGAAATTGCGCGCATCATTGACCGGTACTCTCTTGATCCGGAAACGGTCAATAGAATTTTTTTTGAAGAACTTGTGTCTAAATTAGACACATGAAAGGAGACAACATGAACGACATTTTAGTTTTCCACTACAAGTCCAGCGAAGTTCGCACCGTAGAGCTGAACGGCGAACCGTGGTTCGTCCTCAAAGACGTGT